ATCCTTTCCGATGCGAAGCAGACGATGAAGGACATGCCGTCTAATCATTCACTTGTCATAGATGTCAAGACCTTTTATTCCACGGGCAGCGGCATCTTCCGCGACGCGGCAGCCTGTCTGGATACGGCTGAGCGGTCTATCTATTACACAGACGGTCTAGTCTTCACGCTTAACTCGGCACCCCTGCCTACGACTGGCGGCTCGTGGAATGCGCAATTCAAGTGGAAGCCGACGCACGACAACACCATCGACTTCTTGGTTGTTACTGAGAAGATGGCGTCTGGTGAAGATAAGTTAGGCTACAAGTACAACGAAGAGAGCAAGCAGATGGTGCGCTATAAGACGCTGCGCCTGTTCGTTGGTGGAAAGATGGACGCGGCGTTTCGTGAACCGCGTGATACTATCTTGAACAACAAGCCGCTACCGGACTCATCGAAGCCTGGCGAATATCGCCCCGTTGAGTTTGCGCCGCTGGATCCGCACGACCCGATGGCGTCGGTCTGCTATATGGCGCTGGATGGTGGTGCGTCTGACCCGGCTGGTGCCGCGCCCGCTGCGCAAGATATCGGCGCAAAGGATGAGACTATTTACTGTACGCGCAGCCACGACCCTATCCTTACGGATTGTATCGTAGAAATGGCATACCATCCTAGTATGGCTGCTGGTTGGCGATGGGAGCCGATTCGTGTTCGCTGGGACAAGACGGAGCGCTTTCAGCGTGGTCAGCCTGGGCGCACGATGAATGCGGATTGGGTTGCCGATAATATCTGGTCCTCCATCCACAATCCGGTATCGGATTCAATGATTCGTACAGGTAACGTTGTTGACGAGACAAGCGAAGATAAAGCCTATTATGTACCCAAGAAGGCTGTCACCCGCGACAACTTTAAGGTTGCCGGTCTGGCGCGCTTTCACAATGAATATATTAAGTCTGAGATTCTTCTGCGTCGTACGCTAACCAAGGGCAAGTCTCTCTTGGACCTCGCCTGTGGGCGCGGCGGCGATATTCACAAGTGGATTAAGAATCAGGCATCTTGGATTATGGGGGTCGACAAGAATCTTGACTGTTTGACGGCGCCCAAGACTGGCGCCTATGCGCGGTATCTCGAGCAGCTTATCACTAAGAAAGGACAGATTCCACCGATGGTCTTTGTTCAAGGCAGTAGTACGCAGAACATTCGCGACATGACGGCGGGTGCAACCGACCTGGATAAGCGCATGATTCGCGCACTCTACGATTTCCCTGAGAAGGCTGAAACACCGGCGGCGGTTGAGTCGTTGCGTGGTTTCGCTGCGAAGGGATTTGACGTAGTGTCCTGTATGTTTGCTCTACACTACTTCTTCCAGGACCGCGCGTCTATTGACGGATTTCTGCGAAATGTGGCGGACAATCTGAAGGTCGGCGGATTCTTCGTAGGCTGTTGCTTTGACGGCGACTCGGTATTTAAGCTACTCGAGAAAACTCCTGAAAACGCTGTAAAAACGGATAAGGATGGTGATGCCACCACTTGGTCGATTCGGCGCATGTATGGTGAGATTACTGAAGACGTGCTGCCCGCAACGGACGCGGGTCTAGGAAAGGCAATCGACGTATTCTTCATGTCCATTGGCGAAGAGCATCGTGAGTATCTTGTCAGTTGGGACTACCTGAAGACACGCATGCACGAAATTGGCTGCGAACTTCTGTTACCGGCTGAACTTGCGGTGGCGCGCCTCCCCGTATCGTCTGCTCTGTTCAGTGATGCGTATACACAGACCGGTACAAAGTATGACATGCCTGAGGCGGCGAAGCAGTTCTCGTTCCTCAATCGGTGGTTCATCTTCAGACGCCGTTCTAACGGTACGGTCAAGGCGGTTGTTCGCGAGGAGCCCGCTGCTGCTGAGCCGCTCGTAGAACTGGAGGCGCCTGTTGCTCTTGCTGTTTCTGCGAACGAGGACCGCACTCTCCTGAAGTTTTGGCACAAGGCGCCCGCCAAGGATGAACTCAAGCTTGGGCGCAAGGACTGGGCGCGCTATCTCTCGACGTTCACGCACAGCAGGTTGCGCGATCTCAAGACACCCGCAACTATCTATCCTTCGCTTGAGGCGGCGTTTGCCTCGGCGCGATACCAACTCGCGACGGATAAGCCTGAACTTGGTGCAAAACTATTTGCGACCACGGGCTCTCTGCACCAAAAGTATTTGAAGAAGCGGCGCGATGAGGCTAAGGAGGCACCTATTACAGAGAAGCGCGAATACGAACTTCTTGAAGATGAGGGGGCTAAGGTTCGTGAGCTGATTGACCCTGCTGAGATGCTTCGTCAGGGGGCGAAGTGGAATGAAGCCGCGTGGGTCTCGGGCAAAGATGCTATCATGCGCAACTACATTCAGCAGCGCTACGAGACAGATAGTGAATTCAAGCGTATCATGGATGCGGTGAAGGCTGTGAACGGACGTCTTGTCTTTAACAATGGGTCTAAGCCTACTGAAATGGGCGGCGTCATTAAGAGTGATGGCTCAGTTGAAGGTCAGAACAAGTTGGGCGTCTTCTATATGGCGACAGTTGGTCTTACACCATAAAAATTATACTAATACTTATTTGTTTGTTAACGAATTAAATTAAGTAACAAGCAAATACATAAAATGAACGCTGCTATAAATTATAAAAAACTGGAAGGTGGTTGTGATGCCGCGTTGGATGAAATGTACGAGAAATTTGTTGTTCGTCCAATTCAAAAGGCATGGATTCAGCGTACATATTGCGTGTGTTGTTATGTCTATGATAAAATTAATAACAAGTATTATTTAAAATCAACAGAAGAATAAAATCATTAAAAATTGAGTTGCCGATTTTTCATTTCCTGATATTCAAGAAATAAATAATTTACAATGCCTCTATCTATCGGTGAAGAAGGTTCGCTTGCATGGCAGCGTCTAGCGCGAACGAATCATCATCCGCGCGATGACCATATTCAATTCAATGAGGAGGAGCACTCCTATGCTATTAATGGGTCAAAGGCGGGATGGGTATCTTGTACACAGTTCAAGGGTCAGTTCTTCGGTCACTTTGACGCTGACGCAGTGATTAAGAAGATGATGTCTGGTGCGAACTGGATTAAGAGCCCGTATTACGGTAAGACGGCTGAAGAGATTAAGACTGGTTGGTCGTCGTCTGGTGAAGAGGCATCGACCGCTGGAACGCGTATGCACTTGGATATCGAGCATTTCTACAATTCGTCTGAACTCACGGTTGAATCGATGAAGCGTGACGATGATTGGACTCCCAACGCCTCACCAGAGTGGGACCAGTTTATGGCGTATCATGAGCGCATCGGCTCTAAAATGGAGCCGTATCGGACGGAGTGGCTCGTATGGATGGAGGATATTAAGCTGGCGGGCTCCATCGATATGCTGTACAAGAAGAAGGACGGCAAGTTTGCTATCTATGACTGGAAGCGTTCGAAGAAGATTGAGACTGAGAACAGGTATCAGAGTGGGCTGGGTCCGCTGACGCATCTTCCTGATGCGAACTACTGGACCTACAGTCTACAGCTAAATATCTACCGTATGATTCTCAAGCTGAAGTACAATATGGATATCGACGAGTTGGCGCTCGTAATTCTACATCCGAATCAGCAGAATTGGCGTGTAATCAAGATTAACATTATGGAGGACGAAGTGAACGCGATGTTCGACGCGCGGCGACGAGCGCTGAAGGTCAAGGACAACGACGGGTCAAATCCTGTTGTTGTCTTTGAAACTGTAAGTTCACGTGATACAAATGCACCAACTGAGTGGGTTGGACTAGACTGATTCCTGAGCGGCTTTCAGATTCGTCGCAAAACTGGTATCCAAGAACGTCTGTATTGATTTTGGCACATCATCCAATGTAAGAGGATTTTTCACTGATTGTAGCAGTTCGGGTCTGTCTACTACAAATACAATAAAATACTGGTCCGCGCCACCATTAAACCATTTGTAGGGTCTTGAGGAATCTGTTTCTTCGTTGTAGCGTGTGAAAATGATAGATGCCTCCAATGAATTAGCAAAGCAGAACCAATCCACGTCATTCCATTGAATTGTGGCTTCAGGCTTCATCTTCAGCTTTTTTCGTTCAGCCTTAATCATTGATTCAATGATTTTATATTTCAAGCCTGTGGCTGCTGTGATTGAAGCAATAAATCTATCTTCTATAGCTGGATCCGCAGGTAAGCGATGAAGTCCGCTCTTTTTCCACTCTTGCGGCAAGTCAATTCGCTCTGGCTTTTGGGGGCGCCCCATAAGCTCATCGTGCGCGTCTTCAGGATAGGTTAGACCGGCAGAATACTCGTCCTGGGGCACATAGTCCAAATCCAATTCTGCCGCCAGGTCTGAAATTTTGCCTTTTGTTGTTAGAATTTCGTCCTTCGTTCTTACGATGCCCATTGGGCTGCTAATCTTGGATACCTCTTGGTTAAGAATTTCATCCGAGCGCGACGGATATCTCATTACCTCATCTATGATACGGCTTGTAAAATAGACTTTGATATCAGGAATTTGGCTACTCGTACCTGCGTGAATTTTACATTCGGACCCTATCCAACTACACATCGGTGAACTCGAGCATCCCTCTTGCGTTTCTACACGGCAGTCTTTGCGAAGAAGGGAGAGCGCGGGTATCGCCTCTTTGTGTGGTGAAACGTCTATCCAATTATGGATAATAGGCTCTAATAAGATGTCCCCACGGCGGCGCAATTCGTATAGGGGAAGGCGTGACTCGCGTAAGCCTTTTAGCTGTCGCAGAACCTTCTTTGCATCTTTGTTATTGGTCTGTAACCACTCGCTTAGACTGATACGCAGGTACTGATAGGCTTCCTCTACAACGGCTTCAGGAACGACATCCATTGTTTCAGTTGAAAATTGCGACATTCTTAAAAAACGAATATCTTCGGTCCAAGGCAGAATTGCGATTGGTTTTGCGCCAGTCTTCATCAAGGTACTAAACATAGGATGCGCTGTTGCACTCGTAATTGGAAATGGCGCAAACGGAACTATGGCACCACAGGCTAGCCTTAGCGCACTAAATTTCTGCCCCTTGATAAGAATTTCACTCGGTTTTAGACCTGGGAATTTTCCTAGACCCGCCTTCGCAGTAAACTGTGTCAGTAGAGTGTCCAGTGGTGTTGTCTGTGGCAGCGACTCTACGTCGTATACTGATTTTAATTGTAATGCAAGAGAACCATCTTCTAGCGCCGGTACATATAGTTCTGTACCGGCAACTGTGTAGATAAGACCAACTAATCTATTACTTCTATCCCGTAGTACAGCGGTTGGTACTGCATCGTGTGGCTTTAATGTTAAGAGCTCGGAAATTCTGGGCACGAGCTGGGATGGAAGGTCTGGCATCCATGGATGCGCAGGTGAAGAATACCGACCACAACCCTCGACATAGGAGAAATACTGCGTCAAGAAATCGCGCATTGAGGTCTGTACATCTTGGCTAATGTATGAGAATTTGGGGTCCACCTGATGTAGCGTGGGAAACACCAGGTACTGCTGCTTTCCCTTTTTATCCTTCTCCTCTACACCCTCAATATATACTAGTGGCTCGTATGCGTTTGTAGCGATATCGTGCCATAAGAATGAAACAGGAGGCTTATATTTTTGTGAAAATTCGGATACACCGTAGTCTGGGCAACGAATTTTGACTGTCTGGTTGCCCACTTCGTCGGTGCTGCCTTCAAAAACAACCAAAAGAAGACCCTGTGGAAAAATTACATTGGGGCAGGCGAACATGCTCTCGAAATGCGATAGATCTTTGGGCGCATTCTCATCGCGCACATAATTTAGAAAATTGTGCCACGCGTTTGCGAACCGCACGATATGTTGACGCATATGTTGATTTTCAGTTTTCAAATTGAAACCCATGAGCGTGGCAAATTGTTGAATTTCACCCTGGGACAATTCATCCGCCGAGCCGGCAAATTCGTGGACTAAATTTCCGTAATTGGCGCGCTCGAACGCGCGTCTAAGCCCAATTTGAAATTTCTCATCGGCTTTTGTTACCGTTTCAGGGAAAATTTGGCGTAAAACTGCGTGAGGCGTTAGCACAGTTGGAGTATCAAATTTTACTCCCTTCACTGCAGGCTTGCCCGCTTTCTGTAAATTACCGAGGTAGAAGCCGATGAGCTCGAGAAAATTTAAACCAGGACGCGAACCACGGTTTCCTAGACCGAAACGGACGAATACCTTCGCACTTGGTTTAAAATGCTGCGCTACGCCTACGGATTTCATAACAGATTGTGCACCGACCTGACCCAGGATTTCGTCCAAGCCAGGAGGACAGAGACCAATACGTCCTGGTTCGAGCTGCCGCTTTTCGTATTTGAGAACATACTGTGTACGAATTGTGCGTAGAACCTTTGTTAACGCCTCATTCTCGTCAGTATCTGGCTCAGGCTCCTCGAAGGTCGCCTCTTGTGCCGGCACCTCTTCTTCAACAACATCAGCGGCTGTGCGCTTATCTACAGGCAGCGCTAGCGTACCCTCCGCTGGTTTAATTTGAGTTACTGTTGGGCGTGTAAAGCAACAGGGAAGGGCGAACTTTTGCGGATGAATATTATCCATGTAGCCGGCGATTTCATGTATTTCACCCTTGCCTGGCTTCTCCTTGCGTTTACTGACGGTCTGCCCCTGCTTTGGGTGCTTCATATCCTCAATAATTGTGCCGCCACAAAACGGGCAACTGTTGGCTGTCTTGGGTTGCCCGTGACGAGTCTTATTATTTCTAAATTCCGAGGGAATGATTGGACGCATATCACGTACACACCAGAATTCGGCACAAATATAGTAGTTAGGCTTCTCTGGGTTTGAGCCGGCGCGCGCAACAAACCAGATAGGCTTATCACCTGGCTGTGGCTTTTCCTTCTTGCGTAGAATACGGCAGAACTGACCCTGAACTGTATCTTCGGCACAGAGTGCATCCTCGAAAATCTGCTGTAGGACCGCCTTCTTTTTAGGCTTACCGGCTTCATCGAGAATATCTTCAAATCCGCGCGTGGTCATCTCTTGTATGAGATCCTTGTTTGAAAGCGCATATACATCCAATATAATATTTTCAGGAGGAGGCAGAAACACCCACTCAACAGCATCACCGTACTCTTTTACGAGCGCATCCAATTGCTCGGCAACCATAACGTTGGGCTGACGTGCCGATGACGATTGACATGTACGGCTATATACAGTGACCGTTTTGTCGGTTTGAGAATAGCCGAACAATTTCTCGTCGTACAAATCCAATTGCGTCTTCCACCACTCTTTTAACGGCTCAAGCGTCACTTTGCGCGCGTCACCTGGGGCTAAAGCAGGAGCTGGAGCTGCTACTACTGCTGCAGGCTCCTCCTCTTCCTCCTCTTCTTCACCGCCAAGTAAGTCTAACCACCCTCTTAGTTCAGGCTTAGCCGCTGCCGCCGCGGCAACAGCAACAACCTTATTTACAACGGGAGCCTGTGGCGCTTCAACAACTGCTTCGGCGCCCGCTGTCTTAGTATAGTAAAAAAATACGGTCATGATTGAAATAAGACGATTAAAAGTCTGCTCTGAGTCTATACCAACAAAAGATACAAAATATACGGGATGGGAGAGTGTGATTTCGATTTCAACACCGGTATTGTGGGCTGAAACCGGGTCGGCGCCCGTAGAAACAACCTCTGTGCGTCGTCTAAACCAATCGTCAAACAAACGTTTTGCATCAACTTCACTGCGTCCAAATTCCTCCATTATGCCAGCTACATATTGTTGAACACGATCCTTTGCCTCGTCGCCAGCTTCAACGTCATCTTCTAAAACACGTTTAGTTAGATATGAATAGACTGCGCCCTCCTGCTCGTAATTGTTAACCGCCTTCCATTTCAGATTTACCTTGCTTTTATCCTGATAGGTTGAGGCTTCCAGAAAGGGGCTGAAGAACGCCACTCTATCAAGAACATCCTTCTGGCTCAACTTCTTTGAACTGTTAACTTCTATGCGATAGGACGCCGACAGTTCGTCGAGATTAATTTCAGTATCGTCAGGATAGCCTAGACTCTTTAGTGCGGCTCGTAGAAGGCTGTAGGCTTCCTCAAATACGTTGAATTCGAGTGGCATATCGCGGCGTGGTGCTTCAAGGAGTGCATACGCTGAACCATCTTCTAGCCAATAGATAGACAGGGCTACGTTTCGTATGGCGCGCACTTCGGATGCAAGAATTTCAAACGGTATCTTCGCCATGAGTACTGCGCCGAAATCAGTATTTGGCTCTTCATCTAAAAATGCAGCTAACATGTCCTTGTCCGATATCAGTGGAAATCCGGCGGGACCTGTTGCCAACTTAAGTAGAGGCGCGGTTCTGCTTTTTGACGGAAAGAATCGTAAAAACGGGACGTGTTCCGATGTATGAAACTCGTAAAAACGCAGCGCCAAGCTCTTATCGTCCGTTAAAGCCGGTATCTGTGCTTTCCAGCGCCGCAAATGACGTAAGCGAAATGGCTCTGATTTCCTGACGCGCTCATCTTTCAGCAATGAATCAATGGTTGCTACGCGCTCTATACGCTGTTTAATGTACTCGGCAGCCTGCTTATATGATTCATCCTTCGCCTCAATAGTCTCTTTTTTGCTCTGTATCTTTGGAAAGTACATCTGTATATAGCCGTGCAGGACAGCGGGGTCATCCAACTTAAGTCCGACTGCGCGTACAAGCGATTCAAGGGTGTAGACCGTCAGGACGGGTAGATTCGTAAGGTCTGAAAATACTGACTCCAATAAAAGTCCCTCATTTAATACAGGATATACAGCTTTGCGATTTCCATCGCTATCTACGAGACGTTGGTCCGGCTTTCCTGGATTTTTGGATGGCGCAGGTATGCCGTCCTCAAAATCAGGCTGCTCATCCCACGACATGTCCAAAGGCTTATATAGTCCCTCTTCAGACTCCTGCGCTATCCATAAGCGATTAGGAGACCATTCTGGATTGCCTTGATGCTGTATCCATATTTGACGTTTAAGATCGGCGACTGTGGTAAAACCATTTATTTTGATTGTTGCGGAACCGGGTGCCTTAGATAAACTACCGTATTCAGATAGAGTAAGGGTAAATGATTCCAGGGACACAAGCCGCTTGGGCTCTATAACATCCATGCTCTCTACGTTGAATCGCTTATTTTTAGAATTGAAGAAACTCATAAAAATAAGTATACGGGTTGTTTATACAGAGAGACCATCTTTCTCATTTTGCTTGTACTTGGGTGAATCTGTGATATGAACCCCACAGTATTCAACGGGATGGGCGGCGAAATCCTGAAATTTGTAGAGCCCGAGCTCCTCTGCACGCTCCAAGAGCCAGGCAAAATGGTTCCAGAATTCACGTGTATGCCCGATACTCGATGTTCCTATATGAGACATTTCATGTAGCGCCACAAAAATCAATATATTCTCATCTACGAGTTCCTCCGAATCGTTGCGCTGCCGTAAGCACATATAGACTTTTTCACCTTTATTTACACTATATGACGTATACGCCGCATCAGGTGTTGACTCTGTAAACCGCTCAGGGTTCGCGTCAAAATTCTTTAAAATCTGTTTCACAAACGGGCGGTCACTGTATGTCTGCTGTAGCGACTTCATTAGACGCAGCAGTTTATCGCGAATCTGGGCTAACCTGTTCGCGGCAGCCTCTTTATCATTCATGTTGCGCACCAAATAGCTGTTGCCGTCAACAGACGATTTTACTAGAGCCATATCATATGCGCCCTTTTTGAAGTGAAAAGCACCAAGCGCGGCGCTGGCTATACCTATGACCAGGGCGATACCCCCTGTTTGATCTGACATCCCTACACTTGGTCAATAAAACTAAGATACATTTTATATCATTAGTTTTACATTGAATTGATTGCTTACGCGATTTCGAGAGAGCGTCTATTGACGTCCGGCTCAATCGTGGACTGCTGCCAGATAGAGACCTTGACCTGAGGATTCGGGGGGTCGCTGCGGAGCTGGTAATTCGCGTTACGGAGAGACTGACCGATTGTATTTACGCCGATTAGGGCGCCGGCGGACAGATAGTTCTTGCCGGCGATGTCACCCTGTCCCATAGGATTGACCTGCGCCCACTTGGAATTGGGGTCATTGGGTAGGAGCTCCTGCGGGTTTATCTGGTCCTTGGGGTAGCAGTTCGCCGGCTTCTCCGCGTCCTTGAACGGCATTGGCGCCGGGTTTAGCGTCTCGAAGCCTTCAACCGTGCTGTTGGCGTCGTTCGGCTCAGGCGCACCCACGTTGTTCGTGTTGGGCGTGTTGTTCGCATTAGAGCCCATACCGTGGTTATTCGCATTCGCGTTCGCGTTATACTCATCGTTGTTATTCGCGCTGCCGTTGTTCATGTAGTTGTTGGCGCCATTAACGCCGGGCGCGTTCCCCTCGTTCTCGCTCAAAACGTTGTTGTTGTTGTACGAGTTGTCGTTTCCGTTTGCGAACCCTTCGTACTTCTTCTTAAGAAGACCACCTAGCGTAGGGTCCAACAGATAAAAGATGCCTACTCCGACGGCCACGATTAAGAGGGCAAGTACGATGTCTCTGGTGTCCATTTACTATCTACAATGAGTGTTTTTTTGAGGCCACGAGCTTTAACTAGATTCATCCTTTTCGGCTCCTTCTGCGCCATCCTCCTCCTCATCGTCGGAGAAGTCTGAAATATCGTATTCAGAAAAAGTGGACTCATTTTCACCAAAGTTGAATTCATTGTAATAGCGAGTGGTCTCCACTTCTGCGGCGCGCCGGGCAAGTATTGCCTTCAAACGGGATTCCTTGACTCGCTCTTTTGCGACGAATTTCCGGGTATTATACTCTTCGTCCGTTCTGAGATGCATAACTTGAGTATTGTCGGAGGGCATTTCAGATTCAATCAGGGTAACCTCTCTCAAGTCAGACTCGGGTTGCTCCTGTTCCCAATTGAAATCGACCACCGGGGTGTTTTCTGTATACGAGTCTACGGTCCAAATCGGAGAAATACCTTCTCGCTTAATTAAAATTCCGGACAAACTAAGTATACCGCTACCCTCTTTTGTGCCGGGTGTTGGTAGCACACACTTCACTGTGTAAGCACCCTTATCATCTATCAGAACCCATGGACTGAGTAATTGTTCCAATGTTTTCATTGTAGGAGAGTTCTTGAAAAGTGTATTTCGTGCCTCAAATAGTAGAGCCAATATCTTAGCTCGTAGCACATCAGTAGCCCGCATCCATTCAATAGTGATAGTCCAGGCTGTTCCGTCAAATTGTAGTTCGGGAGTTACCGATTTCACATCAAATCCAATTTTGAACCCCTCTGTAGTTTTAACGGGCGTGCTTAGTTTCATTATTTATCGCATAAGGTGAAGTTAGTAAGCGTAATTAACCGCGTGCCTTTATCTACGCGATTTGTAATGGCAAAGGACATAAGTGGAGCGGAGTCCCGGGACCGCTTAATAGAAGCTAGTAGTGACATTATGTCACATCTGTCCGATAAAGTGGTAGCGTTAACCCAAAAACCGGCATTTCAGGAGCGCCTACAAACTATGCTCGATCCTCTTGTCAATCATGTAATAAATCGTGTGTTTCCATACATAATATTATCATCAATACTGTTCCTAATATTGCTGCTCGTGACCGTATCAACATTTGTTATTGTTGTTCGTAGCTCTATTTCAGCAATTCGGGATGTTGATATGGCTATGAAAACTGGTGTCCCCGAAAATTGGTGACCGTGGTAGTAACCAAATAGAAATATCTACCCCAAGATAATGTCAAACGAAGGTCTAGTCGATGCCGTTCGCAATTGGGTCCATTTTGATAACGTATGCGCAATGTTATCCCGTCAAATTGTCACTGCGCGCAATATGCGAACAACCTTTGAAGAACGAATTCTGGGACAGCTCGGTAATACGAAACGCCTCAAGATACAAGGTGCGACGTTGGAGCCTGCTACGCGTCGCAACAGTGTTAACCTGAATTGGACAGTTCTAGAGGAGGCTTTACATAAGTACTATGCTGCGCAGAAGAAGCCCGACGAAACAGCGGCAATTATCAAATTCATGCACGAGAATCGTGAATCCAAAACAACTATCTACCTGAAAAAGACTCCCACTGTACCTGAAAAGTAGTGATGCATCGTATTTTGTTATCGGTATGTATCGATAACAAAATCTTTATTGATTCTTTTACTGCTCAACCAGACCAGTTCGACCGGCTCCACGGCAGAACAGTTATATTATTAAGGTGCTCACGGAACTGCTGAACCTTCTTATCAAACTCAATCTGCTCTGCTGTCGGCGGCATACCCATATCGGTATCCGTAGCAAGTTCGTCGGTATCCTTCTTCTGAGGACGCGGTCCATAGCAATTTACACCAAATCGCAATTCGGGATTATCGAATATGCCACCATTTACACCAGGCTTTCCGCACGAATTTCTATAGTCGGGTGGACCCGTCTGTAGTTTATTCCATGTCGTCTCTTGCGTAGGATATACCGCCATCTGTCCCTTTACCCAACCATAGTTGCACCAATCGGCGCCGTGTTTATGCGCCTCTTGTATCTGCTCGTATGTCGCAAGTTCGGCACCCATCGCCTTACACAGAGAGGGTGCCTCGTCGTACGTATAGAGATTGCGGCTTACGTTAAAAACCTGCTTCTCGGGGTCAAAAGCATGCTCCACCGAGTTTAAGGTCTTTGCTAAAAAGCTGGGACTCTCGCGCGCCCCAGGCATACCACTCGGGCGGTCTTCGGGATTGATAGAGTCGATACCCAGCGCCGATTTTAAGGCGGCATCTTGATGCGGCGTAGACGACGGAGGTGGTGGTGTCAGTTTAATTGTTTTGAGCGCCTCATCGTCGGCTGTTAATGAAATGTCCACCGATTCTTTTTTGCCAAATATAGACATTAGTTTATCCCACCCCATCTGTATGGTGTATCCGATTGTCTTGAAATAGACGTAAATTCCGATAAAAACAAGAACAAACAGAGCGCCGGTTAGAGCCAGCGTGGTGTAAGAGCCAAAAAATGACCCGCTTGAATTCGCCGCGGCGACGGGAAACAATGCAGCTGCAGCCGAATTGTTCGGCTTCGCGAGTTTGGTAAGATTAAAGGACGAGTTCATTTACTCTCTATTAGTATCATTTACAATTGGAACGGGCGTTGAGTACGGCTTACGCGTCATAAAGAATATATATGAACCCTCATTTACAAGGTTCTTTTGTGATGCCTCATTCATAGAAGTATCATCGTAGTTAATCCACTTCTCATTATGCTTCGCGTAGGAGACATAATGCCCTCCTCGGGAACTTCCGTGATGCTCAACGATAGCAAAGGTCTTATAGACCGGCGCAATCTTCTTAAGAACTCCAGGAAATGCGACCCACGGACTCATATCGGTACTCTCGATATCAACGTCAACCAATCTGTTGATTTTTGCGTTCCTATTATCGAAGCGTTTGAGCACCAGGATGAGTGTCGGCGGAAGACGGGAAATGCTGCCCTGAAGTTCGGCTGGACCCGTGCGACCACAACGGTCGCACTTGTAATCTTCCAGTGTCTCCTTCGCAAACGCAGTATCAATACATGTCTTGAGGCTAACCGAGGCACGGCTGTCAGAATCAGTGGGAATGGGAGCCTTTAGCATCATCCAGGGCTCAAACTTAACAGAAACTGCTGCGCAATTCTTACAGGTCGCAACCGTTTGTGTCTGACCGAAGAATTCGTCAACGACGACGGAATACTCCTTGCGATGAAACTCAGACCAACTCTGTAGCGCCTTAATATGAGTATGGTCGTGTACTGACTTGGGGGTTCCAACAATATCCATCTGAACCTGCCGAGCTACGCTGGAATGAATTGACTCCAATAGAAATTGTAGAAACTCGGCGGCATCGCTCTGCGCACCTGAAACTAGCATAGGATAACCGGCATCGTCTGAGAGTCGCGCGGCAGCATTGATAAATCCACGTGGAGCCATTGAGGCGCGCGGGCGAACATTGGCGTCCCACATACCCTTTATAACATCCGCAATCTCATCCACGATAGGAGCGAGCTTGCGTTCCGGCTTCAGATGAATCCTATATGCGCCAGAAATCAGGTAGCCCACCAATTCAGGGCAATACCGAACGGATTGAATAATAACATTTAGGAAGCACGTGTTGCCTAGATTGGCTAGTCCCACACGACCTTCTGCTTTCTCCATGGTTTTCTTATCAAAGGTTTTCGGGTTTAGGTTCATTTCATTTTTTCTCATACTTCGGTGAACATTTAAATATTATGGTGCGATTAAATTTAAGGGAAAACGTATATAGCAATGTAGATGAGCGAACATCGGTACGAAGAAATCTACAACTACGGACTGCTTGATGATCTACATAACCTTTTTCCCGAGGTGTTATACGATACATATATCTTTCCAAATGACACCGATACTAATCGCTACATATCATGGCTTCGTTTTCGGCTCACACGCATGTTTCCGCAAACATATAGGGTTGCGCGTATACACTATATGCGTACACAAAGTGATGCGAATGGAGCGGATTTCGATGACTGGATGTTTTTACGCAACCGCCAAACTGCTCGTCCTGTCTCTATGAATACAATAATTGAATCACGTCTCTTATTAAGCGCCTTAGAACCTATCCTTATGCTTCCTCGTCTACGAAGAGTAGCTCCTTTACACGTTAATTTGGAAGACAGTCTGCTCTTCGGCAGCTTTTTTGATTCGATACCGGTTCATGCGAACAGTGCGCAAATAGAAATGGCATCTGATGTTTTGGATGTTCATGTTGTCGCGGTGGATACAATTTGTGCAATATGCCAGGAACACGAGGGCTCTGCTACTTGGCGCCGTCTGCGTAATTGCGACCACTATTTTCATCTTGCGTGCGTAGATAATTGGTTTGGACGTAACGCTCATTGTCCGGTCTGTCGGGCAGATATTCGCAATCCGCCTACGGTAGCCACACCGCCGCATCCGAGTACAGAACAGAATTCAGAGGCACCTTCTGTTTCAAATCCGGACCCGCGTACAGATCCGTGATTTGATTTTCAGGACTTCGGTATTCGTTCAGTCTGTCCATAATAGCATGCAGGGTTTCACCCGGCTTAAAAAATAGTTTGAGTGCTACACCCGACTGGAAACCGGCTACACGACGCTTAATCGCCTGCTCTGATGGAACCACAGACAAATACATTTTTTATCTTTGATAAGATTATAAATGAGCACGCAGCGCGTTATTTCTCAGGTCGATGCACGCACGCGATTTCTGTATACTGTACCGATTAGCCCAGACCCCGTCACATACGGCTATACGGAGGCGTCTATTACGAATGGTATAGCCGCGGCAGGCGTCGATGCTTCTAGAGTCGGCGGCAACATCTCATCGTCTGATATCAAGACGCTGTATATCAACATAAATAACCATAATTACTATGATTTAAACGCCGGTCTTATCCTGAAGGACCTCGGCAAAACTGTAAATTTCCTCAGCAGTGACGGGCATATTTTTGTTACGTGGCGCCTGGTTCAGCGGATGCGCTCATTTAACTCTGAAGGTGTTACGATGTTTCCTGATGATGTGTTTTACGTACCGACCTATGTTTCTAACCAGGTTGATGCGAACGAGTGGATTGGTGTCGCGCGTACGGGTTAAAATGCTAACACGATAAAAATTGAATAACGGTGCCGCCTAGACATAGGAGGCAAAAAAAAATGACCGACTGCCAAATCTGTATCGAGAAGTTTAACGGACGCGAGCGCAAGCAGTGCGTGTGCCCCTACTGCTCGGTCGGCTACTGCCGCGAGTGTGTGGGTACCTGGCTTACGACTCTCGTCGACGAGCCGCGCTGTCCTAACGATGCGTGTAAGAAGGCATGGAACCGCGAATTTATTGACTCAATCGTGACCAAGGTTTGGCGTGATTCAGTTTACCGCGAGTACCGTGAGCAGTTGCTACTGGACCGAGAGCGGGCTCTTCTGCCGGCTACGCAGCCACGCATTGAGGCTATCAATGACGCAAAGCGTATTGAGAAAGAAATCATCGTACCGATGCGGGACCGACGCAAGGAGATTACGGTGCTTATGCGCCAACTCGAGCAAGAGTCTACGGGTATTCAAACGCAGATTTGGGATATGACGAACCAGGCGGAGCGGCTACGCGCCGGCGTTGGCGTGGACGAGGCTGCAGCGAAGGCGCGCAATGTCTTCATTCGCCGCTGTCCGGCTGAGGGTTGCCGTGGCTTTCTGAGCAGCGCCTGGAAGTGTGGTGTCTGTGAACTCTATTCGTGCGCCGACTGCCAGGAGGTAAAGGGCGTTGCACGCGACTCTGCGCACACGTGCGACCCTGGTGCACTTGAGACGGCGAAGCTTATTGCGAAGGATACCAAGGCGTGCCCGAAGTGCGGTGAGATGATTACGAAGATTGATGGCTGTTTCGCGAAGGACACGCCTATTCTACTTTGGAATGGTCAGACCAAGATGTCGCAGGACGTTGTGGTAGGTGATATACTCATCGGCGATGACGGCGAGAAGCGAGTCGTTCAGGAACTATGTTCTGGTGGCGACGAGATGTTCCGCGTCAGTCAAAAGAACGGTATGAACTATACTGTCAATAGCAAGCACAAGCTGGCTCTGTTGACCGATTCAGATATTGTTCAGGAGATTACTGTCAGCGATTATCTGTTGCTATCTGATTCTGTAAAGAACAGTCTTGTTGGCTTTAAGAAGGACATGATGCGCACTTCAATTGACGTAAGTTCTATCGGACAAGGTACATACTACGGCTGGAGTGTTGATAGTAACAAGCGTTTCCTACTAGCTGACAATACTGTTGTTCGAAACTGTGACCAAATGTGGTGTGTGAGTTGCCACACCGCCTTCTCCTGGCGCACCGGTCAGGTCGCCACCGGCATCGTCCATAATCCGCACTACTATGAGTTTCAGCGTCGCATGAACAACGGCGCTGCGCCTCGCAACGTCGGCGATATTCCGTGCGGTGGACTGCTTGACTGGGCTATCCTACGGCGCGCGATTCTGCCTCCTGGCGCGAGTGGACGCTACCCTGGATGGGTCTCTACGCTTGAACTGGCGCACAGGCGCATCAATCACGTCCAGAATATCGACATGCCGCATCTTGCCGCCGCAACGATCAACATCAACGACAATATCGACCTGCGTATCTCGTATCTGCTGAAGGAAATCGATGACGACACAATGAAGACCACACTCCAGGCTCGTGAGAAGAAGCGTGAGAAGGAGCTCGAAACGCGTCGCATCTATGAGACACTCACCGGTGCTGCGATGGATATCTTCAGGCGCATCTTTACTGTAGCTGAGCAGAAGGGTCCTGTTCAGGAGAATTTCCAGCCCCTGCTGGTTGAGCTTGACAAGCTTCGTGAGTTTATCAATGAGGCGCTGGATGTACTCAGGCGGCGCTACAATTGTACGCTTCACGGATTCGATGCGAACTGGGACCGGCTTAGTCTAAAGAAGTATCGCGTAACTGATGCGGTTGCTGACACGAAGACGGTATTCGGCAACTACGTTGACGAACTAACGAAGTTTGAGCATGACTGGGCAACTATCGGTGTTCCTACTGCTGCGCAGCGTAGCGATGACTTTATCAAGCCATGGCTAACTAGGATTCGTAAGCTCGACCGTCTAGTTGCCACCTTTCCCAGCAGCGCTGCTACAACAGTTCGATATGCTAACGCCGCAAATAGTTTCTACGAGAACTCGTTGAAGGTTATCATGTACAGCCACGCGCCGATGATAAACGACTATCAGCGGACAAATGCTGTGCGGAATCGCGACCGCGCGCAAGCAGACTTCACTGTGTGGAAGACCCACGTCGGCACACTCGACCTTGTTATTAAGAAGCCGACAAACGCAATTGAGTAAAAATATGAGATAAAAATCCGCCATTCAATGTATGGAATACAATCTAGTTGAAAAAATATTACGACACTATGGTTTAGCCTTTGTAGTTTTTTGGTTGGGTGCGATGCTGCTCGCAGCTCCCGAAACACACTGGTTAACAACCTCATTTGGCGTTGTGGCGGTACATGCATGGGTGTATTTTGTCCATAGAGCGCTCCATTATATACCCGAATGGACTCAGATTAACACACATATGAAATATCATCACCAGGATCTGAAAACCATTCCACGCCATCTCGAACTCTTTTATGAATCAATAACCGATACCACAATGAATATGCTCCTTCTGGCTGTACAAAAAATGGTTGGCGTTACCATCGTACCTGCGTCGATTATATTTCTTTTTACACTTTCTTATATGTCAATTCACATCATCAACTATAGCATTTTTGGTTCTGTATTTCATCGGCGGCATCACGAAACAATGAATACGAACTTCGCACCGGATGCGATGGACCACATCATGGGTACTAACTATAACGACGAATTTGAAGACCTCAACCCAACATGTTTAAACGTGTTCGGTTCAATGGGACTTCTGTATCCACTAAAAGAGTATTTGGTCAAGATGTAAAACTAGTACGATTGTTTTTGCCAATTGTAACACAACACTAAAACCAACAGCTATTTCCTCAAAATTATGTAATGACACGTCCGGTGGATTCTCTAACATTGTGACGAGTCCCAGACGTGTTGTTGTGCCGTCTTCATGTTGTGTTAGCATACAACCTTTGAATAGTCGTAAACCTAAAAATATTACGACTATATTTGCTAAAACAATGTATGACTGAACTGCTGTTTTTGAAAAAATCATACCGTACGCCATTAGTATACATATTATAACGTGCGCGGCAATAGCCAGCATCTTTATTTGCTTGGGTTATATTTCTTAATTAGTTTGCCGCGCGCCTCAGCCTCTGCTGCTGTACGCTGAGCGTGTGCCTCAATCTTACGCTTCCGTGCAATGTCATCCAGAATTTTGCCGAACAGGAGCTGCTGTGCCAGAAGTTCGCGCGCCTCGGTCGGCTTCTTTGACAACTTGATGAGTTCGAGGTCCTCCTTCTTCACACCTGGAAGCTGCTCAACGACCAGACCAAAGACTTGAGCGACGGGCTTCGAAATCTGATTTGTGATGTAGAATGCGTAGTCGGGCTTGAGATTGTTCTCGCGAATGAATGTCGGTGTCTCGATGCGCTCCCCCTGCAGCGTGGTGCCTTCGGGTGCAGGAATGTAGACGAAGGGGATGCGTTCGGAGGTGCTGGGCTTGGTGCCAGGATCACGCTGACCCATTCGCTCAGCCAGAATCTTGTGCGCCGGCGGATTCGGCGTCTTATATTCTGCCCTCAAGGACTTCGTAATCGTGAGCTTGCTAATCGGAAACTTGCCTGCAACGAGGTCGTGGCACGCCTTTTGCGCAAAGTGGAAAGCCCCCTTGATGTCCTGCTTGGTCAGAATATTCTCGATTACACCACCGTAGACAAACTTGACGATGGGCGCATTATCGCGACGCTTCATTACGATACCCATCGCCTTGCGATGGAAGTCCTCCATATCGCCTTCAGACATGTCGCCGACGTAGCGCTTCTTCGAAAGAAGACAGAATGTCTTGAACACCTTATCAAACTCAAAGTCGTGCGGCGCCTTCAGACAGCTGGATACGAGCTGTCCGCCCTCGATGGTCAAGTTCTTCGCGTTTTCTACCGCCTCTGGACCCGAGAGGCGCTCACCCGTAGAGGAGTCCTTCGGGCGCCAACGAATGAAGAGCGAATCTGTATCACCGTAGACCGCCATCGCGTCGCACTCAGGATGACGACCGCCTCCATAGACATCCTCAATAACGGTCTTCGCGTTAATGAGCTGAGTGCGCCCGTACGCCGTCGTAGAGGCAGCTAGGACCATACGCCGAATCTTGCTCGTGCCGGAGCCGAGCTGTCCGTACAGTGAGTTTGCCGTCAGCTTGTAGGCATTCTGCGAAGCATCCAGGAGCGCCTTCCTGAACTCGTCCGTCTCGGTTGCCATCTGCTTTCGGGTTGACTTACGCGCAGAGAGCAGCTTCTGTAGAATCTTCGGAATCGTCGACTTCTCACCGTTGGGCAACTGTGCGAAACAGACCTTGCGCACGCCGTCCTTAATCTTCTCAGGATGCTTGCGCTTATCCTTCGGGTCGTTGATAAGGATGTCGTACTCAATCGTAACATAGCCGGCGGGCTCCACAGACTTTACGGTCGGATGGTGCTGCTTGAGCCAGCGGTTGAACGAGTGAGTCTTCTTGACAATGTAGGAAGTACCCAAGCCGCCATCGGATACTGGTCGCGCTGCGATTTCATGGACGCGCTTTTCAGAGGGCGACAGAGAGGCGTAGAACTGCTCCACTAGCGGATCACGCTCCATCGGGTCAGGTGTAAACTCAGGTAGATTGGCGTATTCGTCAGAGCCCTCAACGAGTACGACAGTTCCGTCGGGCTTATAGTCCTTGACCCAGACAACACTGCTGTGACACATGTTCTCCGAGATGATAGTCGACGGATAGAGCGAAGAGAAGTCTGGTACACCCACGGGGTCGTTATCGAAGTAGATACCGGTGACCGGGTCAAGAACGAATGCACCCTCGTATGTGGGGTCATCAGCAGGCGGCGCGTCATCGTCTTCCTCGGTGGGCAGCGGCGGCGGCGGCGGTTCACGTCCAAAGCCAAACTTGGGCGCAGGTAGCACTTCAACGAGCTGGTCCTCGGCACGGCACTCCTTAAAGACGAGCGACTCGATTTTCACGCCCTGACCCCTCATAAAGATAAAGGATACGGGAACGGAACAGACGTTCGCCATAGCTACCGCGTTGTTTAGAACCTCGAGCTTCATGAAGAGCTCCATCACTAGGTCGCAATCCTGCAAGCAATAGCGCGCAATCTTCGCGCGGTCTGCCGCCGACTTGCGCTGCAGTGCGAAGAGCTCCTTCGGGCTAACATCGTCCTTGACCTGAGCCCAGCGGCTGGGCTTGAGACCGTGCTCAGCCAACTTGGTTGCACCCTGGTGGGCGCGAATAAGTACAGCCTTTGCCTCTACACCGACAATTTCTGCCTTATCCAGAACATGGTCGTTCTCATCATCCATCAGAACGATGAAGCGACCCGTGACGGCACCCTTCGTAGACTTGGTTGGTACGCGAAACACGTCTGGTGTCTCTGTCTCGGTCACTTCGCCAGTGATATTGCCTGACATGAAAGTCGCGGCAACATTGTCCAACGTGTAGGAGTCTAGATTATAGTTGCGCCGAATGTACGGCAACAGGTCTACCTTGAGACGCCCAGGAGAATCGATGATAAACATAGTGTTATCACCCATCGCTGCGCTGCTCAGAAACTTTTCAATGAGTCGCGGCTTGCTTGTGCGTAGGCGTGACCAGCTTTTGAGGCACGAGTTCTTGTTTAGTTCGTACTGCTCATGCTTACCGACAAGTCCAAGTTCTTCCGAGCGCTCGAATAAATAGCGCTCATCAAAACCAAACACGTTGTAGCCAATCATGACATCTGGGTCAGCTGACTTAAGCCACGTATGAAATGCGACAATAACCTGCTTTTCCGTTTCAAACGGATAAACGTGGATAGGAACAGTATTCATCGACGGCGGCGCCACCTTCTCGCGGTCACACGAGTTTAGGACAAAGATGTGCTTAGACTCAGGCTTGTTGTTTCTGTAGAGAACGATGCCGATTTGAATGAGCTCGTCGCCCGCGATTGCGGGAAGACCTAGACTTGATGAAAGGAATTCGTCGAGTCGCGTTAGACGTTCGTCGGGCTTTCCTGTCGTGTCGGTCAGATACTTTTCAAACTCGATGGCATCGCTCTCTTCGAGTTCAACCGCCTTGCGCTTCTTGCGGTCCTTCGTATAGATAGAACTCAACTTGGTGTCCGTAGGCAGTTGCGTAACACCGGCGTTGATAGCGGCAACAATGTTGTTAAGTGCCTCCTGTCCACTCGTAATACCCAGTTCCAGAAGTTCGCGTGCCGGCTTTCGCCACGTCTTTTTCGCCTGTGGAAAGTCGCCATGACTGGACATGCACTCAATATCCCACGCCGCGAGAAGCAGTGGTGCCAACGTCAAGCGACTGCGATCACGCTCGATATGCTTCCAATCGCACGCAATACGGATAGATGCGCTAGGGTCATCACTGTCCATATCTTCGTACTTGAACTTGGGGATACGCATCCAACCTGCCGGCTCAAGGTCTTGAATATGAAAGAAACGCAGAACGGGGTCGATATTGGCTTCGTACACCTTGAGAAGTGTAGTTTCACATTCACATCTGGCGCCGCAGTTACAGATATCATCGGTAACTCTGTTAATGCGCAACGGCTTCGGCTCGGAGGTCTCCGTAAGACTCTTATCCTTCATGCGGCGCCAAATAGCAAGCGATGGAACCTCGACGCGCAGAAAGCGGTGCATTGTGCCGTTATCAAAGTTAAAGAGCTTCTTGTGACGCTCCTCAATCATCTTGACGTGCGACTGAGCTAGCGGTGAATAATGTACACACTTGCGCAACCACTGCTTATAGCGGTCGAGCAGCCTGGGCGACCAGTCTTCAGGAATCTGAACATAGAAATAGGGGCGGAAACCCATAATCTCTACACAAATAGACTTACCGACGTGGTTTACACCAAAGAGAAGAATCTGATACCCCTTCTGCTCGTCGTCGGGTGAGGGCTGCTTCGCATTATACCATTTGCGGCGCTTCTGCTGCGCGGGCTTATGCTCCTCCTCATCGGAACCAAGGTGGTCGTCGTACCCCTTCTGAATCCCCTCATCCGACTGCGTAAGAACGTATTCGTCGCGTGATACGATATCTAAACACTGAAAGACGATACTACCGGTGTCGTCTGCCATTGTTGTATGTTTTGTTGGTCATTTTAAATGGTTCACGGATAAAAGTCAATTTTTGCGGGATTTGCCGCGTGACGACCTTTTCGACGTGGCTTTACGTGTACGGCGCGTATTTGCTACAGCGGCGCGTTTCGGAGGTAGCGCTGATGCGGCACCTAAAAGAAGTGCGGCGGGTCCAGCCTGTTTTAACGCCAGTGACAAAGCCGCATATAGACTACCGCCCTTCATCGCGGGAGGAGCAGAAGCACCGATAACGATATTTTTCACGGTACGCGCAGAAACGTTATTTAGATTACGTTTCGTGTTTTGCGATACAGCGTATGTCATACTAGGGCTTATTAGCTCATTCATCATAGCAGGTTTATCACGAATATTGGGCATAGAATTTGTACCCTTGTACTGCTCTATTTTGCCATTCGGGTAGACCTTGAGGACGCTAGGGTATCCCGGTATATTGGCATTTTTAATAGTAGGCGACTTCTCAACCATATCGTGATGAACCATTGCCATGTTCGCTGTACGTCCCGGTGTAGCCTCCAGCTCCGACCATAACGGCTTATAGGCTTGGCACGGACCGCACCAGTCGGCGTGAACTAGGATAAGTGTCACGGGTCCAATATGGATAGTCTTCTCCAGGTCCTCTATCTCCTCGGGAGACCGCACGGAAATGTTTCCGTTGACCTTCTCTTTGTTATTTGTTTTGCTGCCCATCATGCCGCTTAAGGCTTTGAACATTCTCTCCTACTTTTATGCCTCCTTTTTTTAGAGGAGCCACACATGGCAAAGTCAACCAATCTCTTCATTTACACGCTTCTTGCGCTCGCAGCACTAATTGTGTGCTCTGTTGCGGCTTGGTACTCTACAATGCTACGTAAACACGAAGGATTCGCTTCGGGAGGTTTAGCATTTTTGAGTGGTAACAAAGATAATGAGTGCCCACTGTCTGCTGAACGCAAAGATGACGGTAAAATACACGTTCAACCGCAGAATAGAACCTTCGATACGATGGGTGATTATGTCGCGTGGATTAGCAGCCTTTCAACGGCAGGATCGATGTGTGTTCCCCCGTACGTGAAGGGACCGCGTGAAGCCGATGTAATACAGACGACAACGTCGGCAAATCCCGGTGACCGCGAAATTGGTGGTTCCGGAAAACAGGTGGCTCAACAAAATATATCACAGAATCTATTTACGCGACAGGTTGAAGGTGAAAACACGTACGCGAAAACACCTATCAATAAGTTAGACGATTACGAATACACGCGTATCTTCCAAAATGAAAACTCACCGCGCAGCGAGCTCAGTAAAACCACTGTAAATTCATTAATGGCGAAGAAACAGTGGGACTGGGCTCAGTTACCTTTTAATTCTGAAGACCGTGCGAAAGCGGAGGGGGAGTTTGTGGCGGGTCGCATGGATTCTGCGGAGCGTGACCCTAAGACGGGTGTGTTTTTCAAGAATGTAGAGGGTAGTTCGGTTGTGCCGCCTGACGGGGATGCCGCTGCTATACGTGAGCAGGCGACATTGCAAGCCTACAAGTCGGCTGACGCCGCAGAACTAACACAGCATAATGTGGAAGATGTCGCTCTAATGGTCAAAAAGATGTATGCAGATGACCCGAACTGGGAACCGGTCGTTGAAAAGATAGGTGACCATGAATACCGTGTCACCGAACTCAGACCCAAGGCGCGCAAAGAGAAATATGCGGAGAACCAGGACATGACGATTGAACGCGCCAAGGAAGGTGGCTTAATTCAGGCTCAAGTCGATGTTGAGGGTGGACGCCAAGACCCGTATTTTGATAAACAGGGGGTGCTCGATTATAGCAACGACCGCTTCTGGGAATACAAGGATTTTAAACAGTGGACACCGGGTCTTGAGCGTATGTTCGCGCCGACACTGGACACCACGAACTGGACTTAACCCCGATTAATATTCACATTCGCAAATATTAAATATTTATGAACGAGTAGAAACATGCTAGTCAGTATATTCAGAATGTGTATAAATAAATATTGTACAATCATCCATTAATATGTATGGGGCGTTATGTTTATACCTTTTAATGAAAAAATTGAAATCATCGCCCGCCACAACCGTTATATCAGACCGTCAGCAAAGAACTGATATCTAAAATGCCGAACCACCAGCGTTCCGTCAAGGAGCGCAGCGCCGAGCTGAACGCCTTCCAGCTGCGCATTGCCGCCCGCAAGGCTGAGGCGCACGCCATCTGCCTGGCGAACCGCAAGCCCAAGAAGGAGAAGGTCTTTGACTGGCGTCACGCTGCACCTGAGGAGCGTGACGCCTGGACCAAGGCGAAGGAGCTACGCCTCGCCAACCGCGCGTAAGCATCTCACAAAAAATAAACAAAAACAAAACTTTTTGTTTTTATTTAGACTTTATCTCTGCCTTTTTTAAAATCAGAGATACTTGTTATTTTAGGAAACTTTCACAAAAGATGTGGTTTCGCGAGTTTAGTGAAGGATCGTACTGTCAGACACAGCTTCGCTGCCAAGTGTCAATACGTCCAAAATGATTTTACAATAATTCCAAGTTATTAATGGTTTTATTGTATTTATATACCGCTGGTCGTTTTACACAACCTTACCCGTCCCCAAATAAGTTCAATGAACTTATTCTTTAAGTGTTATTTGATATGAACAGCTGTTCCAAAACCTTCGACACGCTCTTCAATAAAGAGCGATCGTACTGGTCCTAACATACCATTCTTACCACAAATTCTGTAATGTACATGCGGCTCTAAACGATGACCGAGTGGAACCCAGTATGGTTGAGGGCGGCGTACCTGTAATAGTGCTGAACCATCGCTTTCGGCGATAGCTACACCCACGTTCTCAAAGTTACCGTATGCGTCTTGCCAATTTTTTAATGCACCATCTGTTGAGGTACCGGGTTCGGCAGCCCAATAGATAACTTTGTGCCCAATGGGCGCTATAATTCGAACCTTTAGTTCGGCTTTATCTGGTATTTTTTCCTGTAAAGCGGAACAAGGTAGGACTGTTTCACCCAAGAAGGGTAGATACGAATCGCGTGAAATTCCTACGTAAATTGCGCAAAATACTATAAATATAAAAAATAATCTAGAAATTAAAGAATCTTTACCAAACAAGGAAGAAATAACATCAGTCTTAAAAATCGCGACAAAACCCCAGTTAAATCCAGACAGAACTAGGATCAGGATGGCTAATCCATACAACTTTTTCTTTATATACTCTTTTTGCCCCATCCCTATCTAATGTAAAGGTAATTCCCAGAGGACCGCGTCCTCTGGTATTTTATGCTTTTCAATACGGAACATGCTATCAAAATATGGAATCTGCGCCTGCTCCCTTGGAACACAACCCTTTGCGTGGCGCGCAATGTACTTGTAAAGGTCAAAGTCGGGGAATCTCTCAGAATCATCGGGGTTTCGTAGTATATTTTTTCCTTCATCGTCGGTTAACCATAACCAAAGAAGATTATAGAGTTCCGATTTAGTTTCTAAGGTTACGCGATCCTCTTCTTCTGTTAGGATATTGCGCGGCTCTTTTGGCTCGGGTGTATCTTCATACAGTGCATCAAACATAGAAATTGCTAGTCTACATAAATCAAAAGAGGGATTTGGGTTGACGACCGGCTCGCTCTTGTCAAAGTACGGCTCACAGTTGTATTGTCCTGAAGCATCGTTGCCGTCGGCGTATGAGTCCGTTATCAGGAGCTTCTCGCGGTCTTTTAACCAGAAGGAGGCGCGCCCAAAGTCAATTATTTTCATGATGCGACCGTATGTCGGCACCTTGTAGTACTTGGTTCCACCACGGGCGCCCTCCAGTTTATAATACAAATGCGTTTCGCCTGTTCCGCACCACATAATGTTATTCGTGTGTAAATCATTGTGGACAAATCCGTAGTAATACTGCGCAACGGAGAGCGCGGCGATGACCTGGTAGATCCAGGCGGACCAACGCTGCTCCTTAGTTTCAAGCAGGAGCGGGTCTTTCGTGTTCTCTTCAATGTCCAGGAGCGCGTCCATTGTTCCTTCACAGCGTTCGTGAAGGGTCGCCTGGACTGGGAAATTCGTAAATTCGGCAAAATACTCGCATTCGTTCTGAATTTCGGAATCGGCGTCAGAATCATTCTCATGGTCACCGTCATCGGAATCGAGTTTTGAAATTCTAACCGGTGGCTCCGCTAACGATTTTACAGATTCATCCTCGTCTGTCGACGGGCTCTCGGAAACACATTCGGATAGTTCGGAATGTGACCCGCTGGCGATTGACTCCAAATCGTCGCAGTCGATGGCTCCACCCTCTTCGACTATCTCTACTAGCGGCTTCTGGTCTGGGTCATCGCCGACAACACGAATTGTGAAGAGACCGGCTTTCTTATTGCGCTGAAACCACCTCTCATACTTAATGCTCGATATGTCGCTAGTAATATTATACATATATGTATCGGCTCTTGCGTTGAAGGTGCCATAGAATTTGCACCAATGTGGCGATTTGTTTGTTTCTACAAGTCTAGACAACGTCGCCGAACACAATGCATCAATATAGGCTTCGTTATACGGGTCGTGAATCTTGGCTAGTGTATGTTGCCATCCCTGTGTGGACTGAGGAAGGGCGCCGTCCTGGGGTAAAAGATACTCACCCTCCATGAATGCAATTGGTTCAATAAGATGAACGCGCTTAGCAAACAAATTGATGTTTGCTGCTCCTGATACATCACGAAAATTGCCTGAAATGTCTAAAAAATATCCATTCGGACTACCATTAATTGTAAATGATTCCAATGGTGATTGAAGTGACTGATTTTCACCAATTCCTAGTAACGATAGGCATGGTAAAACCTCCTGAACTTTTTGGAATTCGGTAAACTGTGATATTATGGAGGGTTTTAATGTGCGAGACCCCACTGTAGGCATCAGTTCCCGGGGTAAAATCTTGAGTCTCGGCAAGCTCTGTGGAATCGGAGGTGCCTTCTGTTGCTTCGGCTTCTTCGGCTGCTTGCGGGGCTTCGGAGGCATTCGCTTGTAAAATCACGGGATTTGTCCTATCGAGCTTATACGCGGTGTCCGCTAAAATTCCAATTTCAGTCTCTAACGTAGAATTAAGCCGAATGTCCAACCAAATTATTCCGATAGACCCCGTCCCTAGCGGCGGTCGTAGATTGTTCAAATTGGCGCTGCGCAAGTTTGATATGACAAAAATTAAGGACGATAAAGTCGTTGTCTTCATCGGTAAACGTGATACAGGTAAGTCCTTCTTGATTAAAGACTTGCTGTTTCACCACCGTGGTATACCGATAGGCACTGTTATAAGTGGTACTGAATCGGCAAATTCCTTCTATGGTTCTATCATTCCACCGCTGTTCATTCACGAGGAGTTCAATCCGATGATTATTGCGAATGTCCTGAAGAGGCAGAAGACGCTGGCTCAGAAAATCACCAAAGATATTGAAACCCGTGGTACGACCTCGGTGGATCCGCGCACCTTTATGATTATGGATGACTGTTTGTATGATAACCAATGGACGCGCGATAAGTACATTCGTAGTCTATTTATGAACGGTCGTCACTGGAAAATTCTATATATCGTTGCGCTTCAGTACTGTATGGGTATTCCACCCGTTTTACGTACAAATATTGACTATGTGTTTATTTTGCGCGAAAACATCGTCGCAAACAGAAAACGCCTCTATGAGCAATTTGCCGGTATGTTTCCCGATTTTGATTCTTTCTGCCAAATCATGGACCAGTGTACAGAGAACTACGAATGTCTAGTCATCGACAACAATGCCAAATCAAATAAGATTGAGGACCAGGTCTTCTGGTATAAGGCTGCGGCTCACCCCTCTTTTAGAATCGGTGCTCCCGAATTCTGGGCACAGAGACCGGTTGAGGGTGACCAGGGTGAGGACTTTGATGCAAGTAAGACGGGGAAGCGCGCGACTGGACCTATTATTCAGGTTCGTAAATATTAACCTGTAGAATAGTAGATATGCCACGTTACCAAAGAGGAGGCGATGCTGCTATCGCTGCGCCCGTTCCCAAAACAGCCGGAACCGGTGAGCCAAAAGCCAATACTGAACAGCTCAAGCCGAATGCTGCTGTAAATTCTGGCGGAATGAAGACCGGTGGTCTAACCGCTGGACCCTATGCGAACCTCGGTGCTCAGGTTACAAATATTAACGGATATGATATTTTGAAATTTAATATGAGTCCTGGTGCGTCGGTTATAACAAACCAAGAAACTATGTCGTATATGGATGGTGGACTTAGCACTAACGCAACATTAGGTTCTTCCGGCTTTTTTGGTGCTCTTTTGCGTGGCTTGACCGGGTCAAGTGTATTACAGAATGCAGTAACAAATCCTACACAGAATCCTCTCAAAATGATTTTATCACCGCTGCTACAAGGTTCAATTCTTCAAATTGACATCAAGGCTGGTGAGACGTGGCGTTTTGCTGATAAGAGCTTCTTAGCCTGCACGCCCAACCTGAATGTCAGCGGCAATGTTAATATATTTAGTAACTTTCGTCTAATGTTTGTTGGTGAAAATCTAACCTACACTACTATCTCTGCTACACAGGGTGGTGGGACTGTATGGATTTCATCATTCGGTGCCATCGAAAAACACGATGTTGTGATGGGTACGGGTTCTACGGTACCACTCTTTATCAACAATGGATGCTTCCTTGGTATGTTGGATAATAATGGTTCGGTCAATTTCTGGAATGACTATGTGACTGTGGGTACTGCGAACGGGCTCTTTTCGGCTATGTTCACTCAACTTGGATGGATCATGAAGATACAGGATAGCACTCCTCCTCGTAGACCAGGTCCCATAACATGCACGGTGTTCACACAGAGTCTGAACCCTCACAATTTTGAGAAGTATATCGCTCACATTGCGCAACAGGTTGTTAATAAAAGTAGAAACAGCAGCAGTCACAGTTTCCTAACATCCGGTGTAGGACCTGGCGCTTCATCGGCTGCATTGGGTACGGGTGCTGCTTTAGGATTGGGCGCGGCTGCTGTACCTGCTGTCGCCCCAGCAGGTCCATTTCCTGGATTCTTTCCGACAGCGCCGGCTGCTGCTCAGCAGAACTATGCGGCACCTGCTCAGCAAGACTATGCGGCACCTGCTCAGCAGAACTATGCGCCCGCTCAGCAAAATACAGCGCCCGCTCAGCAGAACGCGGCACCGGCACAACAGAACGCTGTATTTGGTGGAACACGCAATAGACGGAATAGGAGAACGCGCAGAAATCGCCGTTAAATAGTATACTTTTTGTTGTTGGTAGTATATAAAATATATTAGCAATATCTTATAGATGGGTAATCTCCTTACAGTAAGTAATTGGAATGCCGAATTACCCGAGGATGGGTCTTCCGATGTCAGCGGTAACGATGTCAGCGGCAACGATGTATCGGGCAATGACGTATCAGGCAATGACGTATCAGGCAACGATGTGTCTGGCAACGACGTATCAGGCAACGACGTATCAGGCAACGATGTGTCTGGCAACGATGTATCTGGCAATAATGTGAATAATAAAGATATAAGTGGTAACGACATCAGTGGTAACAATGTAAAGAATAAAAATAACAATAAACCACACGGTGAAAATAATAAACATAACAATAAATCTAACGGAAATAAACCTGAAGAAGAGAAAAAGAATGATAAATCTGAAGAAGAGAAAAAGGAAGAAGAGAAAAAGGAAGAAGAGAAAAAGAACGAAGAGCATAAACCCGACGAAGAGAAAAAAAATAATAATACTAAACGTAACGTAAAGGGTGGTGGAAAGCGTAGAACACGTAAGAGACGTAGCAAGGCCCGGCGCGCCTAATCGCTTATTTTAATGAAACCCTGTAGGAGATGACGGACCCGGCGCCGCCAATACAAATTTTACAAACAGCCGCGGCTGAACCAAGTTTAGACAAGCTTCTTGCAAACTACCAAGAAAATTTCAGTATGAATATCATAAAGTTTATAATCTACACTGTCATCCAGGGTGTCATTCTTTATTTTGTATTTGCGGGTAGCGGTATCATGGAGGTTACTAAAAACTGGCCTAAATATCGCTGTAATCCAGCCATTATGCCATTTGCGAGTCTCTTTGGCTACGATGCCGCTGAGAACTTTAATTATTGCATGAAGAATATTTTTTCAGCTAATGCCGGCACCGTTCTGGGACCATTATATGGTATCATGGCAAATTTTACAGATGTTGTGGGGACTGTTTCAAACGTTGCTAATTCATTCAGGTATCTCATTGCAAACCTGTTACATGGAATGGAGCGAATGATTAGTTCTTTCCGCGATAGGTTTCGCGATATTCTGTTTACAATCCGACTAAGTTTTATGAAAATTCAGTCGTTGATGGGACGTCTATATTCGACATTCTATGCGGTCATATTCATGGGTCTATCCGCACTAAAAGCCGCTGATAACTTGGCGCACAATGACATTATAATGTTTATTATGGAATTCTGCTTCCTCCCGTCAACACCGATAACAATGGCTGATGGGTCTATTAGACCACTATCTGAAGTTAAGATTGGAGACAGATTGGCTGAAATAAACGGCGAATATCCTGTTGTAACATCGCTATTTGAATTTGCCGGTCAAGAGACTGAAATGGTGCGACTTGGCAGAGACACCGTTGTCAGCGCACGTCACTTTGTATTATATGATAAATTGGGCATCTGGATAGAGGCGCGCGACCACCCTGAAGCCTACCCCGAACCATCGAGCCCTCTCCTGCTCTGTCTAAATACAAGCACACACACGCTGCGTATCGGTGACATAGTATTTAGCGATTACGACGAGACAAGCGACCCTGCTGTCTTGTTGGAAGTCCAATTACACGCGCTTCAAATACTGAACAGACGTGTATACACAAATTTGCCGAAAACAATGAAGGACTACGCTCTTGGACTCAACCCGCATGCAGCTATCCGAATGAAGGACGGCTCTGTAAAGGCTCTATACGAAATCAGAGTTGGCGATTCTATCAAGAGTGGCGGACTTGTTCTCGGTACCGTTAAAGAGAGCTGCTCCGATGTAGTCATGATACCAGGGTTGGCACGTGCACACTATGTCAGCGCATCACAGCTTGTTTGGGACGATATGACAAATATGTGGCGTCGCGCAGCGGAATTCTATCCTAAGAATACAGTGCGACTGGCACAACCGGTAATTTTATTACAACTGGTCACTTCAAATAACATAATTGAATCCGAGGGGCGCGTCTATAGGGACTATCGTGAAATTTCGGATCCTGATATGGAGGATCCGTATAGCTCGCACCTTCATAAAAATTTGAAGGAACCGCTCTCGGTTAGTTAAGACTCAACAAAAATGAACGTTTCCGTAAATGCATCATGGATGAAGGTGCCAACTGCAGACACAGAAGGTGTATTGGGTATTCGAATTATGGGTGATTCACCTATTGCAAGAGCAATTCATATTGGTCTTGTGCTAGATACAAGCGGCTCAATGGAAGGTGAGCGAATCAATGCGGTAAAGCGCACTCTATCTGTGCTGATTGATAGGCTACGGGACGGAGACAAGATTAGCGTAGTAGGATTCTCTAATACTGCTACGCGCCTGTTCAATTCGCATATTATCAGCGCGGCAAATAAGGCTGATGCTATTGCTGCCGTTGATAAACTCGTTGCTGACGGTGGTACGAATATGGAGGCGGGGATTGTAGCATTGGGTGAGATGTTTCAGTCCGCCACAGATAAGCCGAATGCGCTGGTTCTCTTGACTGACGGTCAAGTAAATCAGGGTATTGTAACAACAGCGGGGCTGGCGTCGCTGCTTCGCTCCTATCTAGCGTCGGTGCCTGTCTACACCCTCGGCTACGGTAATGACCATAATGCCGAACTTCTACGCTCTATTTCAGCGCGAACCCAGGCGGCGTACACCTATATCAATAATGAGATTGTCCTGCCCGCCTCTATCGGCGACTTGCTCGGTAGTCTACAGAGTGAGGTGGCTTCCTTAACGACTGTAAAGTTTCCAGCAACGGGTTGGACGTGCCTCGAACTAAATCAGCCTACAGAAGCAGGGCTATATGAGGCAGGTTCGCTTATCGCGGATAAGCCAACATGGATTGTTCTTACTGCGAACTTTGTTAACCGTGATGAAGCGCTATCGTTGAAATACAAGAAGTGTGGCTCTAACGACACAATCACGGTACCAATCGTAATCGACGAAATCCTCAGTATCGTTGAACTGACCGAGCAGTTTCTCCGATGCAAGACCGCTCGCACTCTCGGTGATGTAACCGAGCTGCTCAACTCAGGGAATATCACTCAGGCAATGACGCTTCTCAAAAACTGCTCTGAGCTACTGAATGACGCTACACAGACCACGCTCGTTATCCGTATGAAGGCGCAGATAGAAGAGATGCTAGAAGAGGTTACTCGTGCTCAGACCACTCATCGCACTGGACGTCGGCTTAACTTTGACGCGATGGCTATGCGCGCAGCCAGTACAGCACAGAACTATTCAGCCCAGCGCGGAGTCACGGGTGGGGGTACGGTAGATGCTATCTTCAGTAGTCCCGCCGTGAACCGCGCGCGGACGCAAATGGTTGAGCAGTATACCATTCGCGAAGACCCCGCGCCGGCGGCAAGCCTATAAGCGGCGTGCGCATATATAATTTACTATAAAGTGCATCGGTGATTTTGTGCTCCTTGCTTTCATACAGAATAAATGCTCTAAAGGAATCTTGTATACATAAATACACAAATAATGTAGCCATCTACTTTAGGAGAGGAGGTTTTCGCTTAAGGATGTTCTGCATGTAGTCTGGTAATGGAATTAAAATCTATGGCGGATAGAACACGCGAAACGATATCAATTATGCGCAAATTGACAGATTCACTACAATTAGATCCTGAATCGCCGGAAATTGTCGAGCTGCGCCAGCACATGAATACGTATATACGAACTGGTGAGCCGTGGACTGGTGTTATCGACTTCTCGCGTTGGGGGCGCGAAGCACATTGCGTGTTTCCACTTTATAAAAAACAATTGGTTGAAGTTACACTCAAAGCGATTAAGCAAAGTCCGGATTCCAACCATAATCGCCATCAAGAAACTCCTTCAGGAACCAGTTAATTTGTCCATCTTTCTTGTACCGCGCATCACCAAAGTCAATGATATAGATTTTGTTTTTGTATTCGATGAAATTGTAACCCGTAATATCAATATATTCGATTCCTTCGCGCTCAAGCAGAATAAGTAAGATGCTGTGAATTTCCTGCCAAATTCGCTTAGGAATATTCTTGGGGTCGTCGCCGTACTGGTCAGCCAAACAGAGAGCATCTATCTTATCCATTACGAGTTCGTAGCGGTCTGGAAACTTTTTGACTTCATGTATATAGGGTGCGAATCCGTATTTTGCCGCCACTCTCTGCAGCTCAATTTCCTTGTCGATATGAAGCCATGTTCGCTTATCGGTGAAAGGTATACTCTTAGTAAACATTCTTAAGAATGATACTACCTTGTTATTAGTATCATTTTTATCCATTTTAGACGATTAGTAGGCAAAGAGCATTACACCGCGTCCACCAAACACACGGAACACATTCCAAAAAGTAATGTACGAATAGACATTTAAATTAAATTGGTTGCCGTAAATATCTGGATTCATTGTAATTTGCAATTCTTTCTTTGGCAATTTATCAAAATTGGAGGTGCCACGAGGATTATAGGACGGTCCCAATGAACTGTCGTCGCTGGCGCCTGGTGCCAAGCCGAAGGGATATACGTAGAGATAACGATTGAAGAGCGGTGCCTTTCTATAATGTAGAATCGGAAGGAGAGAGCGAAATAAACTGGGTGACTGATTGTGTTGAAAACGAATTAAATTGCTGAACGAAAGCTGTGCGCCGCGAATTGGCTCCGAATAGGCTGTACGAAATGCGGGCTTTGCCTGGTCGCTCGTTGTGACTACTGCGTCGGGCCACCACGGTATATTCCACCATTCAGTGGGCAAAGTTGTATTCGAATGTAGGTCGCGCGTTAGGAGAAACCACGCATTATAAGTTGCGACTTCAGGGCGCTGGCAGCACCAGAAAAGATCTTTCACTGGATTATTATATGGAAGGCGTAGACGAACGTTTTCGGCGCGCTGTGTCTGCTGCATAGGAACAATATAGTGTTGTTCAACACGATAGTCCAATTGTGATGAGCGCAACGCGACGGCTTCTGCCTCCTCTAATGAAATGTATTCGCACAAGAGATAGGTGTCGCCCAATTGTAAATTTGCCGGCATCGTAAAATTTTGGAGAATTTCGCCTGAAATTCCGAAATTTTTGGAGGCGGGTGAAATTGAGTAAATTAAATTTTGTGAATTTGGGTTCGACTTATAAAAGGGTCCACCCAAAAGCGGACTCATAGCATTATTTACGTCGACACCGGGTCTAAATCCTGGATTTCTATCATCTAGACGACTCTCTGTATAATACAATTGACTGACTGGGCGAAATGTGATACTCAGTTGAATTTGGTCAGCGGCAAGAGCATCAATTGGGAGAGCATTAGCATATTCGCCCTGACTAAACCAGAAAGGTAGTGGCACATAATTAATTGCAGTTGAATCGTGCCCAATTGAAGTACTATTGAATCCATTTCCTACGCGATTAATCATACGATTCTTGGAGCGTATCTTTTGTATAGATTCATACAATTCGTCACGCGCCTCCAGAAACAGACCATCCATTCTATCCACGTTAACTCCCCCTATGTCAAATTCTGCTAAACTGATTAGCGCGTGACCTAGTGAATTTGTCCAGCCGTAGGACGGACCCAAAAAGGTACCGGGTTCGCATGCGGCAGCGGCTCGTTGTTGTACCGTGGCTATATCGGGCATCGTTACAACCAACGTAACCTGTGTCAACAATTCGGCTTTTCGCGGAATTGTGCATGTGGCGCGCTGCCCAAAATTTGGCTGCCCGTCAAATTCCACGCGAATCCATTGTGCCGCCCAGCGCGTGGTCTTTTTTAAAACTTTGACGTAATTTTTAATATCGGGTTGCCCTTTTGGTGGCAATGTCCGCGTGTCTTGAAGACCGAAACAGACTACAGAAAGTAGTGTAGCCGGTGATGACATACCTTACTGAGTATACATATATTTAAATAGACTTAAATAGGCGCCGGTGTCTTATACGTAGTTATGCTCCATATTTTTACGTTGGGTACCGATATTAAGAGAATTGCTACTCTAAAAGAGTCAGCTTCTCTATGTGATTATAAAATAAACTATATCATTCCATCTGTATGGCATGGATTTCAAGATAAATTATTGTACGTGCGTGACGCAATTAAAGATATCCCTGCCGACGATATTATTTGTTTTGTAGACGCGTATGACGTTATTGCGTATGGCTCGGAAGAAGAACTTATTTCAAAATTTAAGGAGCACGATTGCGACTTTTTAATTAGTTGTGAAGCAAATTGTTATCCTGGTGAATTCAAAGAACGCCATCCAATTTTGAATACTAAAACTGTATACAAGTACATCAATTCTGGCACCTACATAGGGTATCAATTTGCCGTGTATGACTTTTTAACTTGGAAATCGGTCGATAAAATCGAACAAGATTGTAAACATGGTACAGACCAATACTATCTTATGTGCTACTTTCTTGAAAATTATAAAACTAAAAGAATTATGCTCGACTACGAACAAACGATATTTCAAGTCATGTACGGTATTTCATGGCACGATTTTGAAATTGTGGATGGTAGAGTCTACAATACAATTTTGAAGACTGTGCCATTTTTTCTACATTTCAATGGTGATTCTAACATGACGTATACCGATGTAGATATACTTTCTATATTTGTAGAAAGAACTCAACTAAGTCTTACCACCGGTAAAACGTATACGTTTAAAGAATTTAGTCCAAAACATAATCAATATGGAACATGGCGTCCGCAGCTGCCGAACGTGCAACGTTAAAGGCGATTGCTGAGTCATCCAAGCCACCGACCGCACGTGCTATTCGCATGGCTGCCAAAAACAAGACACGTAAAAATTAATCTGCGAATAAATTATAAAATGCCCAAGCGCTCAGAGTTAACAATTGCGGACATCTCCGAAATGACCTTTCCGGAGTTAGAAAAATTACAGGACAACGACAATGACCACAGTGACTACAAGGACTTTACGGTCATGCGCGCGTTACAAGATAAGATCAGGAAGGACAAGGCGTTTTTCGAGTCCGATGCCTCAGAGAAGACAAAGCAGAGCTATGCGAAAGCCGTTGACGCAAAGGATGAAAAGCTGATTAAGATTATCATTGATGCGTGGTACAAGAAGCACAAGGATCACTTCAATGCCGAACGTGAGGAGAAGAACCGCATGAATGCGGAAATTCAGCGCATTCGCAACCGAAGTGTGAAGAACAACGCGGCGCGTGCGGCGCAGAAGCAGGCACAGGCTAACTTCGCGGCTCGTACAAACATGAAGAACCTCAAGGATATGAACACCTGCGCTGAGCTGGAGAAGGGTCTGGAGGATGTGTATGCTGAGCTCATGTTGTATAAGCCTGTATCGAACGACGATATGTTCTTACATTATTTGGAGGGCATCAAGGATGGCGTCCAGGGCTACGTAGATGATGTCAAGTCTGGCAAGAGTCTAATCGTCAAGAGTTTCACCTGGGCGCTTGACCACACCATCAATGATGCCCTGGACTCACACATGACCAGTGCTCGTCTGGGTGAGAAGTCAGCATGGGGCAAGAGCGACAGAATGATTGAATATATTCTTACCAAGAAGTTCAAGCCACTTGTCATGAAGCTCATAGAGGCGTGTAAGCCGGCGGCAGGAGGCACCCGTCGCAATCGTCGCAATCGTCGCACAACCCGTAAACACTAAATTTTATTAGGCTACATTGTAACCTTCTAAAAATCAATGGTAGATGGCGTCCACAGCTCACACCGCATCCATAAACGTAGCCCAATTACAGATAGCAATTTCTGGATTGTACGGATTTAATTTGAACCGTAGTTGCCCTGTTTCTTGATAATACTTTGTATCCATGTTTCGTTGTATCACTGTATCAGGCATCGCAATCCAGCCATCGTAGCCTAAGCGGCAGACGATGTTGAGTATGCGTCGGTTCAGATAGAGTGGGTGTTCGCCTGTTGCGTTCTCCTTTTTGAGAAACCCAACCGGAACAATATAGGGAATTTTTCGGTCTACATCTACCTGGAAAAATTGTTCAAGCGCGGCTGTCTCATCCGCTTCTAAACGTGTCTCCTCTTCAATCATTTTAATGATATTTTTATAAGATAGAACAAACAATTTAGGCTGCTTTTTGACTACGTAGGCAGATAGCTTTTTGGAATCACCGCGCGTATAGATATAGGCGCTCATCGCGTCGGCAAAAAATACTGGGACTTTACCAGATGGTATTTTCTTCCCCTTATGGTCGCCGCGGAACATTTGGAGTCCCTCCATTAGTGTAACAACTTGATAGGTGTTGCGACCCGGCTGCTCTATGACATAAACTGGATTGGCGAAATCGTCGGGTGACATTAAGACCGGTGCTGTAGGACTTGTTGGTGGCGTTGCTGCCATCTTATTTATAGCATAGAATTTATCGGATGTACAAGGATCGCCTTTTCTAGGTCGGCTTTGGCAGGATTAATGTAGTTAGCGCCGTCCACATAGATAAGTGCCTTATTGTAGTCGCTACCATAAGACGTTGTATCAAAGGATTTGTAGCCTTGGGGAAAGTAGTTTGAGCCCGCGTCGTTGCGGACGCACTGAGCCGTGTTCAAAATGGCGAGAGTATAGGCTGTGATACCGCCACCTAACAGGATTCGCGTGTCAGTGTGATAGTTTGCCAAGAGCGGGTACTTGAATGTATACCACGTGTCGTTTTCTACATCAAACGAGTCTATTAGCTTTGTGTTTTCCTGTTTACGGTCTCCGTGGCGCACGAAAACTGCATTGGGTTCTTTTGTGTAACACTTGATTCCAACAATAAGTGGATGCATTTCGTTCCAACCGGTATGCTGGAACTTGTGTATGAGACTTTGGAGACCGACCTCAAGGCGAAACTCAAGGTCGGTATCATAGTGTACGGTCGTTTTTACTAGAAGATAGTGAGACAGATTGGGTTCGAGTGGGAGGTGCCGCTTCAGAACTGCGAATTCATCCATTTTGGCTTTTGGTGCCGCCCAGTTTTTTAATTGGCTTTTCAATTTTTGGTGGGATGGCAAAAAATTGAAGAGAAGTTGATTTATTGAGAGTGGAGTCAATTAAAGAACTAAGCTCGGACATAACAAAAAATGTCGTCTTCTTCTTCGTCTTCTGCTACGATGCCGCACGAGTTCATGTGCCCTATCAACCTTGCGGTGATGCGCGATCCCGCGATTGCGCCCGATGGATTCACGTACGAGCGTGTCGCCATTACCGAGTGGCTCATTCAGCACAACGTGTCGCCGATGACGCGCCAGCCGATGGACGCAAGTCAGCTACGGTCGAATCACGCCCTGCGTCAGACGATTGAGCACTGGCTGGATGCACATCCGATGATGGATGCTGTCGCGGCTCCGCCGTTCAAGGACGCGCCACTTGCCATCTCTGCGACGCGCTACACGGTTGGCGGTTCGCAGTTTCTGCGCCTGTCTGTCGCTGCGAGCGGTGAGGCGGCGCGCCAGCCGGTCGTACTCATCGCCATCGTGGACAACTCCGGTTCAATGGGTGAGGAGGCGACCGGCGGCGACGGCGCCGAGGCGTTTGGCTACACACGCCTGGACCTCGTTAAGCACACGATTCGCACGATTGCTGCCATTCTGGGTCCGCACGACCAGCTCAGTATCGTCACGTTCAGCACTGCGGCGCGCGTGGTGCTGAAGCCGACTTCGATGGATGCTACCGGTCGTGCGGCGATTGACGCTGCACTCAAGACGATTGAACCAGATTCGCAGACCAACATCTATGACGGTCTCCGCCAGGCGGCTGTCATTGCTGGCGCGCCTGAGCTCGCGGGTCGCAACATTGTGGCGGCGCTCCTGACTGACGGCTTCCCCAACGTGAACCCGCCGCGCGGTATCCTGCCCACGCTTCAGGCGATGCCGACCCAGCCGCGCTGGTCGCTTCACACGTTCGGTTTCGGCTACAAGCTAGACAGCGTGCTTCTGGCGCAAATCGCCGAGTGGGGCAAGGGTCTCTTCGGCTTCATTCCGGACTGCTCGATGGTCGGCACGGTGTTCATCAACTTCGTGGCGAACATCCTGTCGACTGCGAGCCGCGGCACATCCGTGTTCGTCGACGGCGCACCGGTCTGCCATACTGGGTTGATTCGCCATGGACAGACGTTCGACCTCGTAGTGCCTGGCGGGTCGCGTGTCTCGCTTGACGGCGTGAACTATGTAGCGGCAGAGGAGGGCGCCATCAACGAGTTCATCCACGCACGGCACACCTACATTGCGACGCTCAAGACAATGGTCGATTACGCCTCTGGCTCTAGCCTTGTTGGCTGGCGTAGCGGACTGGCTGATTCTGCTGACGCGAAGGTCAAGGCGCTTCTCGAGGACACAAATCCTTCGCGCAGCGCCTGGGGTCAGGTGGCAATGGCTCCGGACTACTGGGCAAAGTGGGGCGAGCACTACCTGCGCTCGTACCTGCGCGCACAGCAGCTCCAGCAGTCGCTGAACTTCAAGGACGCCGGTCTCCAGATTTATGGCGGCGAGATGTTCCACGCCATTCAGACTGAGGCGGACACTGTCTTCTGTACGTTGCCGGCGCCGAAGCCGTCTATCCAGAAGCAGACCGGCTACTATGGTGGCTCTGCCGCTTCTGTCGCAGCGCCCGCCACGATGGCGACCTTCCACAATGCGTCTGGCGGCTGCTTCGCCGGACACTGCCAAATCAAGATGGTAAACGGTTCGTTCCAACCCATCAAAGATCTGGCGCCTGGCGACGCTGTCTGGACGCCAACTGGTCCGGCGCAGGTTATTGCGCTCGTCACGTGCGGCTCTAAGCTTCGCTCGCAGCCGATGGTCCAGCTCGAGAATCTGTGCATCACGCCGTGGCATCCGATTGTACGCAAGGATGTACTCCCGTCGCAGACGGCGTGGGTGTTCCCCGCCGACCTGGTGCCCTACCAGGACCGCCTCATCGACACGGTCTACAATCTCGTGCTGACCAACGGTCATATCGTCGAGTGCGAGGGCTACGAGTGCGTGACGCTCGGACACAACTTCACGGCACCTGTCGTTGCCCACGACTTCTTCGGTACCGCGGCTGTCGTCAAGGACCTGATGAAGCTGCCTGGCTGGTCCGCGGGGCGCCCCACATTCCAGAATCTGACCACCGTTCGCGACGATGTGAGTGGGATGATTTGCGGGTGGATTGATGCGCCGTAAATAAAAACAAAACTAGAAAATGAGATTTTATAAAAATAAAAACAAAACATAAAATTTTTACGTAATGTTTTTACCGGTATCTGCGCGTGCGGCTCTTGCGACTACGACGGCTGAGACGTCTGCTACGCGGGCTCATGTAGCGCCGACCTCCACCGTATACGGGCGCCGGCGCCGGTGCCGGGACCGCACTGTTTGCACTTGC